CTGTTGCAAATCCTGGAGGGAAACCTGCTGATCCTGCTGTAAACCGAGACCGGTTTTCTGCATCTCCGTCTGAGATACCAACTGCTGCTTCTCCTGCAACTGTTGCAAGGTTAGTTGGTGCTTCTCTTGGGATTGCTGCAACTGCATCTGGTGGGCTTGCTGCTTGGCTTGGATCTCCTGCTGGATCTTCTGGAGTTCCATCTGCTGCTGTTGCTGGGCAGCTTGATCATTGGGCGGCGGTGGCGACAAGCGGAACTTCGCCGGATCCAGATCGTTGGCCTTGGCCCACATCTCTAGGATGCCGTTAATGGCATTGAAGTCCCCGGTACCCATGGCATAGTTCTGGAAGAACGGAGCCCACACTTGCACGCTCCCGTTGGCGTTCTCCATGTCCCGGTTCTTGTTGGGCTTCCGCACGCTTCCGGCCTCGATACGGTACTCAAGTTCCGTGACGATCATCTCCAGATCGGAACTCCGCACAATGCTATCCCAGAGTCGGGCTCGTTCGGGCCCTAGGATAGGTTGCACGTCCTGGCCTGTGAGGACCCAGCGGCTGGCAATGGCTTCCTTGCGGGCGACCATCGTCATCGTGGCTTCGACACACTCCGCCATGTCGTCCGGGCGAATGTTGACCTGATCTCCCTTGACGGCTGCCTCTTGGGCACTGCGCATCTGACGGGAACTCTGGCCATACATCAGCTCGTTCGTACCCAGACGCTTGTCCAGGAGGTTGAACATGGCATCAATGATCCGCCAGATATCGGGGTTCACTGGCTGGAACTGCAGGAATTGGACCACGTCCCCGATCCGCCCTTGGACCTTCTCGAATTCCAAGAGCGTGAGGTCTTTCCCAGAGAGGACTGCAGACTTCAAATCTTCGCCCGCACTCTTCAAGATAGCGATGAAGTCCCGGGAGGTGTTCTTGATCTTGTCGGCCAGGAACGAGATGGCCCAGTTGATGAACTTCAATTCGCCAAGGCCCGGCTTGATATGGCTCATGGGCCACAGCTTACGGGGCCGCTTGTGGAAGGACGTGTAGCTAAACGGCCAGGGACAAGTGGGATCCGCCCAGAAGGGGATCGGCCACTGCAGTCGCATGAACACTTCCTGCAGGTCCGCGTTCTGGAAGACCTCTTCGGGCAGGTTCAGCGGGTACGGATAGTCATCACAAACGGCCAGATAGATATGCTTCCCGAACTGATCCAGTAGGTCTTTGTTGGCCTGGATGTTGTGGCAATCCTTCAGGAGATGCCCCATCCCCATGCGGGAATAGACCTCGGCAAACACGAACAGATCGTTCGTATCCCCGCGGGCCTGGAAGTACTTGTACTCGTCGCTGGCTGAGATCTCACCCTGGACGTTGTCACTCTGCAGGTTGCCCCGCAGCGTACCGCGCTTCAGGTTGTAGCGATCTTCGACTTCCCAGACAGGCATCACCCGGCGGCGGGAAATCCACTTGGCGTGTTCGATACTCTCGACATCCGGGTCAATCAGCAGGTTGTCCACGGAGTCGTAGAAGCTGCCGACGAACTTGCCTTGTCCGCCGGGCGGCTGGTAGACCTCCGTCCAGAGCGTCCCCATGCCCTTGATCACCGCCTCGTCCACCATCTGCCGGGAGTGGCCACGTAGATCGAGTTCATTGGGCGTGTAGTTTAAGACATGCTGCAACAGATCCGCCGTAGCTTGGACACGGCCTTGTCGGTTTGTGTCCTGCTGCTGCAACTGCTGCATCGAGGCTTGGGCCTGCGGATTTTGGGGGTCCCCCAGCAAATTGTAGGGGAAGTCCGGGTACTGCCGGGTGTTGACCTGTCGGAACGGGTTGCGGTGGTACAGACTCGGGCCGTACAACTGCACCACCTCGGCGACTTTATTGACCGTCATGCGGAAGCTGGGAACGGGGGCCCCTTCATCGAGGCCCGAGACGCCCCCCGCATACTTGCCGCTGTACATAAAGTCGTGGGGTCCATCGAAGAACCGCATGGCTTCATCCGCGTCATCCTGAAACTCGACCTTTTTGTGTTCAGCCGCTTTCCGGAGTTTACCCATCCAGGCGCGCGTGATGGGCTTGAGCATTTCTTCAGCCATGCGTATTAAACGGCTACTTAGCCGCTTCCTTCAATTTAGTGTCGACAGGTCGAAGCTGATCAATCACCGACAGGAGGTACTTATCCCAGTCGCTGTAGTCCCAGACCCCGGCGTCGTTCTCCAGGAACTTCTTGACCTGGGGATCCGAGATATGCAACACCCCGTCTGGGGTACTTAAACTCTGGAATCCCGGCACAACCACCGCGAGGGTCAAGTGCCGCGAACCGGTCTTGGTAACACAGGCCGGAGCACCTTCGCTCCCTGGTGCAGCGTACCATATAACCCACTGTCCTAGATAGACTTTCGGCATGACATACGGCTGTTCTTCATTCATCGTTTGCTCCTGTTAACTTTGCCAGGGCCCAGGCTTTCCAGTCGTAGCGTTCCATGGCCCGGCGATCTTCCACATCCTCGACAACACACCAATTGACCATCGTGCGAGCCGCGGCTTCCCACGCTAATTGATACCCAAATCCTAGCTCTTCCCAGCGATCGCGCCCATGGAACTGTAAGGCTAGTCTCCTAGCAAGATCTACCCAGGACACACCCGACTCTCGCTCGCAGAGAGTCAGGACGATTGCTAAACAGTCCAGCCACTTGTCCATCATCGCTTCGCTGGGATCTGTAACCGGCTGGCAAAGGATCGTCAAAAACACTTCCCGGGCTGCCCCGGCAATGGCCGTACCCGGCATGCCGTTCCCTGCGGACAGCGATTCTTCTTCATCGAAGTTCGACATGCTCATCTCCCCGGGCCCAGTCGCATGTAATCTTGCCCCTGTTCTTTGGCCCGTTTCCGTTGTTTCTCTCGCACAATCTCGACGATCGGGTTCTTGCGCTTGGACTTCTTGGGGACTGGGTACCACTTGGGTTCGTAGAGCGCTAGGTACCGGGCACAATCCATGAGGTGGTTGTTCCGCTGGACGGGCTTGTCGAGCAGCTGGTCTCCCTTGCGCTGATAGCTGTACCGGTTGATCTCATACTCGAAGTTCGAGAGCTTTTCGCGCATGATCTTGAGACGCGGCTGACCGTCCGGACGGATCAATAACCATCTCCGGAAAGCCTCGATTCCTCCGTCTACATCATCGCCACCCCAGATAAACCCAGAGCCAGTCGCCGACGAGGCAACCTTCTGTTCTCGCAGGGCATCACTGTACTGCCGCTCCACCGTCATCCCGGAACCGGACTCCGTAATCCGGCTGCCGTGGCGGTCAATAATAAAGGCATGGAAATGGCAGCCTTCGGTCTTTAAGAATGCCTCCCTGGCAAAGCGATCCGCTGAAGACTTGCGGATATACAGCTCGTCATATAGGTACACGAACTCGCTACGTTCTTCGTCCCAAGGGGGCGGCACTGCGGCAAACAAAACCGCGCACACTTGCCTGCCGGGGTCCACCACCATGAACCTTGTCCAGTCATGGGGGATCTGAAAGGGGTCCACCCCGTGCAAAACCATGTCAAATTCGGGGTACACCCGGAAACTCGTGAAGGCAAACTCGCCCTCAATGCGAATTCTGCGCTGCTCTTCGGTGAGTTTGTCGAAAAACAGGTCCCGCTGCTCGTCCGTGAAGAACGGGTTGTTGTCGATGTGGGCAAACACCTCCATGACCCGTGGATTCTCGGTCTCCCGCTGAGCTTCGGCCGTCATGCACAGCTCGTAGAGCTGCTCGCCGCCCAGCTGGGCCGTAGCAGACCAGATAAACTTGCCATGGCGGTCAATCAACCGGGCAGAAATCTCGGGATACCACTCCGGATTCACGATTTCTTCGTCAAACCAGACCAGATCCACGTCAGAGCCCTGGGGCGGTTTACCCAGCGAGCTGAAAAACCGGATTTCCCAGCCATTCGTGAGCCGCACCACATTGGGAACCTGCTCTTTCTTGTTCTCCCAGCCCATTTCTTGCACCATGCGGGGCGGGATCAGCGGCGGAGCCAGTTTAGCTTCCTTTTCGCGGGCTTTATCGGCTGCATCCCAGGGCCGGAACGCCCTCCACATGTCGGTAGTTTGGTCCCGAATCATGCGAAAAGCCCCGGCTCGGAACAGTTTGCGGTACAATACTTCGCTGTTGTGCTTACCGTCCTTGCCAACGATAAACGCTCGGCCTCCTTCGGCAGGATACTTACCAAACGGGTCCTGGCCAGTCACAGCTCGCGCAAACTCGACGGCGCCACCCAGAGTTTTGCCACCACGATTTGAACCCCGCAGGATTCTTTCGGGAGCTACGCACGCATGAAACATATTGATATGGGGCAGGGGCTCGTAAAGATTCAAAGCCTCCACCCGCAGCTTATGGATCCTACGCAGCAGCTTCAGGACACGCTGTTCCTTCGAAGCCTTCGCCAAAGCAGCCCGCTCTTGCAGCTGTTTCGCCACGTGGAACGGGTTGGCTTCGTTCGCTCCGCTGGGAACGTCCTGGAAGTCCGGGTTATCCAGCGCCGGAGTCAGTAGCTTATCTACCAGCTTGCTACTGGCATCAGATAGTTTCCTGGCTGCCTCCTGAGAAAGGGTCTTTTTCAGGACGCCCTGGATATTATCAGGCAGCTCCGAGTAATCAATGTACTCCGGCGTCTCCTCCGGCACTGTGTAGCTCCTGCATGAGTGAGCGCAATTCGGCCCGGGCCTCCTGCTCGTCCATCTCTTCGACCTCGTCCTGATTCCCGTAGAGTTGCTGGTAGACTTTGATCAGCTCCAGCATCTTCTCCAGGGCCCGGCTCCGCATCATGGAACCGGGCCGGGCTACACGATATTGGTCGTAGAAAGCTTTGGCAAGTTCGCCTGGGCCACCCCAACACACCAGGATCTGATCAATGATCTCCTGGAGGGAGGTCCCGATCTTACTGCGGCGGTTCCTGTCGGCCAGGAAGCTCAGCGCATCGACCGGCGATTGTTCCAGGTTGGCCTGTTCCCGCTTCTCTAAGTCCTCCTGCATCTGCATCTCTAACAAGCACGGCAGCGTGTCGGGCAGGGGCTGGGCAAACTTTGATAAATCCCTCGTTGCCTTTTTGCGGGACGGGGTTGGACTCATAGGGGATCCCCAGGTCTTTCATGACGAGACGTTTGAACTTGTCACCGACCATCTTGGTTGTCAGCAGGAGCGGCTTCGTTACGCACTTGTTCTTCCAGTGCCCGGCCCAGGCGTCCCAGTTGCAGAACTGTGGGCAACCACCCAAGGACATGTCACGGGTCAGCGTCACGTCTTCCGTAGATGCCTTGATGCTTTCGGCTTGGTCGCCCCACTCGTAATACGTGTAGGGTACATCCAGTCTTTCCAGGCAATCCACATCGAACATGATCAGGCCCGTGGGTAACGCGGCGCACTCTTGGATACCTTTGAGAGTGGCTGCCTCTTCGCGGGAGTACTGTTCGAGGCGTACATCGGGCTCGTCGTGTGGGCTATTCCCGTAGGTCGCCCAGCGAAACACGTACACGTTCTCGATGGGTGGAGGCCCACAGTACGGCGCGCCGACCACGCTGGGAATCCCGGCCTTGCGTTGCTGCCAGAGAAATTCCAGGGTGGTCTCGAAAAACGGCTTGGCCGTGGAGTCCGGAGGAAGCTGGTGGTAGGGATTGCTGGGCAAGTGCACGTCCGGAGACATGTCACTGTCGACCATAATGATGAAGTCAACGCCTTGCTTCTTGGCAGCTTCAAAGCAGGCATTGCGGCCCATGGTGATGGGCGTATCGTCTTTCCGCCAGCGGATAATCTCAAAGATCCGGGGGTCGTGGCGAGCGGTGATGACTGTCGTCGTCACCCAATCACAGATATCCGGGTCTTCTTTGCGACCAAACGGGAACCGCGCAAGCATTAACCGGATCGGCTTCATGGTGCATCCTTTCAGAAACGGGGTAGTAACGGTGGTGCTGTTGTACCATGGGAAATGCGGTGGCGGCAAGGCTACGCACCCTACCGCCACCGCTACCCCGTTGTGCCGTGTTGCACCCTCCACGGCTTGCTTCAAAATCATGGGCCTGGGGATGTGCCGTCCCTTAGGCCGTTGTACCTACCACTTGCCGACCATGACCAACAAGTCAGCCGCCGTGCCGGTCGTGAGCTTGGCACTCAAGGCTCGGCCGATGCGGTTCTGCACCTGGACCGCCAGCAACGCCGTGGCTCCGGTCAGGACTTGCGGATGAACGCGGCCTCCCGTGGTAGCGCCAGACGTAACCGCCGTCAAAGCCACCACCCAATCACCCGCGGCGATATCCGCACTCATGTCGGCGATCGAGGTCAGGACCACAGCGGGTCCATCGACCACGATGTAGCCCAAGTCACCCACGGGGAGTCCGGCCGTGGGCAGGTACTCATCCAAGGGATAACCTTCCGCAGCGGTCACGCAAGCGTAACCATCCACGCGGCAACCATACTCGGCGCCGGAGAGTTCGAACTTCACCATCCGTTTGGGCAGCAAGGCTGCCGCCGCCGAGTTGCGCACCACACGACACCGCACATACTCACCCGTGCGGACCGCGCCCGTGGTGGGATTCGTGTCCTCAAAGACCCACTCTTTACCTTCCAGGTTTTCCCCACCCAGGTCGTTCGTATCAATCGTCCCACCGTTGTAGTAGGATTCTCCGCGAAGCCACGGAGGGTTCTCGTTACGTGCCATATTCAGGATCTCCGTCAAAGATTAGTGAAACAAAGCAGCACCAACCAACCAGACCGCCAGCCTTAAGTAGCCTTGTACGGGTACAGTTTGGCCATATGCCGCGGATTCATTTTCAGGTTCCCGTAGAAGTCGATCGAGAATCGCCACGACTGGCTGGCGATGTCGAAGTCCGGCCCCTCCGGAACAAACAACTGACCTTGCAGGCTGTTGAGTTCCATGTAGTCGATGTTGAACCCATAGCCTGTCGTATCCGGAATTCCGTATTCCGTGGTGATCTCCACACCGTCGAAGTTGATGGT